ATCTGGGCCATCGTCCACGTCAAACGGATCAAGTTTTGTCTTGTCCTTGAATTCAGGATTCATGGCCTTTTTGATCATATCGAAAATCTGCTTACCATATTTGAATAGAAACACCTTACCCTCATTATTAGGGTTCATTTCATCCTCAATAACCAGAATGTTGGACACGTGATACTCACGACGTTGAAGCTTTTTAGCCTCTTCTTCCTCACCCTCATCCCACAATTTCCAAAATCGTTCTTGTACCGGATCAGGCTGACCAATCGACTCCAAAGATTTCTCAATGTAGTAACGTTTTGTCGGGCCTTGGAATGAATACTCTTTATATGATGTCCACGGGATCGGATGCTCCACCACGGATGGAAGAAATCGGATCAGCGCACTGCCGTTACCCGCATCGTCACGTTTAATTTTCCAGAATCGATCATCATCATAAGATTTCTTTTCTGATGTAGCCGCCTCAATGAGTTTACTGAGGTCAACTTTTGCTCTACGTTTAAATGCCATTTGATATTCCCTTTGTTCCTTGTTAATTACTGCGCATGGGTTCATGACGAGTTTTAAGATAAGCGGGCTGTTCTTCTCGACTAAGATATTTCAAAGCCCAATCCGAACGCTGTTTTACACCGTTAATAGAAGCCTCAATATCATTGATATCACTCAACAATTTCTTTTTATCAGCTTCCATCTTTACGACATAGACCTGATTACGCTGAATCAGGTCAACCAACTCATTATCGCTTTTCCATTTCAAATCACTCACAGCATATTCCCTTTGCAGTAATTTTGATATTATAGCACACACCATCGTGAACTACAAGCTTTTTTTTACTCGAATGTCAATTTTTGTTGGCGTTCGAGGTAGTTTAGGTCCATTGCTTCAGCTTCCAGCTTGGACTTAATTGGTCGTGATATCCATTTTTTTACATCTTGGGGGTCAGTGTCGATCACCTCACATACATGAACCACCGCGTCGATATAACTCAAATTGCAACTAATGACCGCGTTTTCAACCAACGTGGTGAATTTGCTCGTATTCATCAGGATGTCTTCTGGCTTCGCCTTGTTCATTTGCTGCACACTCTCAAAATAATCACGTCATTACTAATTCTACCACTAAACTTTGTCGATTTCGTGGTCAACTTTTTCCATTCCTTACCTATCTGAATTGGCGTTCGATTCAAGACCATCGGGAGAAACTCTAAAGGCTTCCGAAGCTTCGTGGCTCGACTCAATTTCTCATCATAATCATACAGGCTCGTGCCCCTGATCGTCAATCCAGTCTCTGACGTGGAAACCAATTCGACTAACACTCTATACTTAGTGTTGAACAAATAGACCCTTTTTGAGCCAACGAGAGCGGTCGGATCAACCGACGCAATCTTGAATTCAGGTGAGTCCTTCATATACACGATCTTACTAACAATCTTGTCAGCAGATTTAGCCTTGACCTTACGGGGTTTCCGCTGAGCCTTTTTAGTCATGGCCGACGCTTCACATTCATCAACCAGAGTAGTAACAAACTTGGCCAACTTGCGCTTGTCTGCGGCAGTGTACTCCGCATATCCCTCAGACAATTGTTTCTGCATCGAATTCTGTTTGGCCTTGATAGGTAGGTTGACCAACTCATTCAGTTCGGCCTGCATCTTCAGATAGCGGTCTCTAATCATCGTGGCTATCGGAGCCGATACGTTATGCTTTTTCAAAAACTCGAACATACTGAATTTGGATTTCAGGCCATTAGCGAAAAAAAGATCGATCTGAGTCTCGACCTCACCGATCAATTCATCGGCGATTGTACGCTGTGATTCGGCTGGCGATTTCTTAACCTTTGGCTTGGCCTCTTCGATTTCATCTTTCTCGCTCAAACGCTTTGTAGCTCTACGTTTAATTTCCTCAATTTTCAATTGCAGCAGGGTTTCGTAGCACCACCCCTTCGGCATGGTGAAACCGGCCTCATTGAAGGCCAGAGCGGCTGCTAGAGCGTAAGACGTTCCATAGACGGTATCTGTTGCCCCCAACAGAATTTTGCGCTCTTGGCCCTCGTATGTCGATTTTATATGACCCTTGACTTTGTCAGCAATATCTTTGCGCTCGACATACAGACGAACGTACTCGTAGAAGTAAAACCATCCCTTGTCCGTAGGTGCACCAGCAAAACCAGATTTGCGACGAAATTTAGCGTGTTTGACCTTCTTTGCCATTGTGCATATCCCTTATAATTCTATCCGCAATTGCATATTCAACGTCAGCGATTTTGATCAATGTAACATCACCATCTGAATCGATGCCGGTTTTGATATACCCATCATCAATGAAGCGTTGGCAGACCACATCGACAACCTCTTCGCGTTTTCGTTTGGCCTCCGCGTCAATCTCATCACCCAATTTCAGAGCGAGCGATCTAAGCTCATTTTTCATGCGTTCGATATCCTGCCGACCGAGGTAATACCCCGCCCCCACCAAGCCAAAACCAATTCCAAAAAGTAGTATCTCATTCATCACTATCGTCCAATCTTCCGTTGATTTCATTTGATGCGTAGTCATATATAGCGTATTTCAGATATGGATTTTGTCGATAAGGCGCATTGGCCTTTTGGGCATCCCAATACAATCCCTTCTCTTTACGCACTGATAAAAGGTTCGCTTCGGATTCAATTAAGCGATCAAACAGATTTTTATTATCTCTGGTGAGAGATGTAATCTCATCGACATGCTTTGAAATAATTTGATCTTTCATGTTGATCTCGGACATTAAAATCATAATCTCGTGGCGAGAGTTATCACTCGCGGGGACATTATTAGGTTCGTCACTCGCGAGTGAATCATTCGGTTTCGCGACGGGATATTTTTCACTCCATGCGCGTTTGATTTCTTCGCTGAATATTCCCATAACGATTCCCAAATTTCTATTATTACCCACAGTCTACACTATTATTTTCTCTTTGTCAAGGAATCTTTTTTGTTGACAGGATGTTTTTCATATGGTATCAAGGTGTCAGAACAAAACGAAAGAGAGAAAATTATGACCAGTCCGATGAAAGAAAAGTTCTCCAAGCTGTGCGCGAAGACTTCGCGTTATGGTGAGAAGAATGACTGCACCGTTAAGGCGGTAGCAATCACTTGCCGTACATCATATGAAAATGCTCATGCAGCCTGTGCCGCTCAAGGTCGTCGCAAGGGTCGTGGAATGTACCCAAGTCAATACCATGCAGCAATCGCCGCCTTGGGCTACACAGTGAAACCCGTGAAATTGTCTACTAAGGGTAAGACCGCTGGCAACGTCGGCGCATTCTTGAAGGGTGGCTTCTACTTGGTCACCTTTCGCGGGCACGTTGCAGCATTCCACGGGTCAGTAAATTGTGATTGGACTGCCGGTCGTCGTCACCGCGTCAAGAGCGTATATAAAGTAGTAAAATGTTCGTAAAATAATTCAGAAAGGGGTTGACGCCCCCTTTTTAGTATGTCATAACAGGGTCAGAAACAACAGAGAGAGATACGAAGATGCGATATTCTGAGAAATTCCTGAGAGTCGGGTTGGACACCCATAAGCACAAAGTGGATGTCATGAAGACTGGTGTGAAATGGCGTGAGGCCAACCAAATCACCCGTAAGGCGTACAACGAGGCGAAGGTCAAGTTGAAAGCCGCTGGCCTCAAGACATCTCGAAATTTCCCGATGCACCAGAAGGCAGACGCAGAGGCAGCGCGGGACGAGATGGCCAAGGTAGCGCACCCAATGACGGTGGAGATTGCCGAAACCTTTTCAATTGGATTTTAAATCAACCGGGGGCTTCGGCCCCTCTTTTTCACCAGACCATGGAGGGTCAAAAAAATGATGAAGTTTAAAACAGACAATGGCGGCGGGGTCTGGATGACCTTCGACAACGGGTGGACTGTATCGATTCAGTCTGTAGGGGCGGGGTCAGCAGAAATCGCCGCATGGCAAGGCGGAAACGCCATGTATGAATTCGAGGACGGAGAGATTTTCAGGAAATACGTTCGCATGGACGATATTGCTGATTTCATCCAGTTCATAAAAAATAAGGATCGGTTCTAAAATAATTCAGAAAGGGGTTGACCGCCCCTTTTTAGTATGTCATAAAGGGGTCAGAAACAACAGAGAGAGATACGAAAATGACTGATGTTCAAAAAATCATCTATCGCCTAGCCGCGTATGGATCAGCACCCGATGTGTATGACGCGCCTACTCCCGAAGAATGCAGAATTCTGTATCTGCATTTGACACAGCCTAAGACAAATGGAGATGATCATGAATTTTCAACTCAATAATAACGGGGACAGTTATGAAACTCTGTCCAAGCAGTTGGCTGTTTGCCAATCGCAAGCATCAGCACTGCGGGACGCGTTGACCATCGCGTGGCCACATGGTCGCAACTATCAGACCATTGAGGGTGATGATTGCCTATATGCCGATCACGATCTCTTCGTGAACATGGCTGCGACAGTGGCTCACTTCGAAGCTGAAATTGAGCAAGCCAGAGTTCGCCTCTTTAAACAGAAAGGATGATAACATGTATATTGTAACCTACGCGATTGACTCGCTCGACCCGAACCCAATTGTCCAAACCTTTGATGAATTTTGGGAAGCGGAAGACTTTCTTCATGAAGAAGTTGAGTTGAGGGTTTCTTGGATAGTCGAGCATAGCGCTTATAGTATAACTGAAAGCGAGTTGGACGATATTCGAGAAATCGAGTATTCTCTGGCCAAACTGGAGAAGGTGGAAGAATGACTTGGGAAGTAGTAACGGAACGGGGTGACCTAGAATTGAACGAGGTGTACCCCCATAAATATGTAGTGATGGTAAAAAATTCGGGATTCAGGAAATCACTCACAACAAATGTGCAAATGCCCTTTTACATGACTGAAGATCATGGTCGGACATTTGAAGAACAGAACGTAACCCCCGAACAGGCTGAAACAATCCTGATATGGAAAAAGCATTTTGAAGAGGAAATGACATGACACGCAGAGAAGCAATGGATCAAATGATGGCACGATTGGATAAAAACAAACGGTCTGGAATTCTGTCGGAAGAATCCTATGAGGCAGTAGTAGAGTTGTTGCCAACCTTGGAGACCGACTTCATTAGATGGTGTTTCATAAGTGATCTGATCAAGATCGCTAAAGAAAACATTTGACAATGACCTCTCTCTATGATTTAACAGTATCAACAAGAGAGAGGTTATATCCATGTCTAAGAAATTCAACAAACCCGCTACCCGTTCTTTGATGGCTGTAGCCTTACAGTCACCCCTATTTTCAAAACAGATAGTCAAGTCCAAAAAGGGACGTGGCTCATATTCCAGAAAGTCCAAACATGTCAACAAATATTGATACAATCCGATCACTTCTAGACAAGACAAATGTCAGAGCAGATCAGGTTAAGCAATCCCAACAACGTAGGAAACAATCTAAATTGACTCGGCTGAATGCAATCGAGTCAGTTGTAGTACCGACTGAAAACACATGGATCAAGACTACTATTGAGGCGTCTGAAGCCGAATCCAGCAGTGATAATGATTATTACAATGAAGTGATCGAACAAGGTGTTTCAGACGATGACTTCATCAATGATCTGGTGGGTGATCGATTGGATCATATTGTTTCAGAGAAGGATTGGGATTGATTCGAAGTGATTCGGGGAGGGAATCCAACCCCCGGAAGTGTTCCTTTATTATACAGCAATTTTCAGATTTGTCAAGTCTTTTTTTCAATTATTCAATGTTTTTTTGGGTTGTAATGGAATGACAAGTGTGGTATAATCATATTTGACCAAAACCATAGGAAGTTAATGATGAAGAATTTAGAAGTTGTTGTGGAGGATTTTCCGGTGTCCTATCCCATCACAGAGGCCGAATTGATTGATACGGTTAATGCATTACATCATGAATTCGATATGGGTGATTATGGGGTGGATATGTACTTCATAGGCTTCGAGACTTTTGATGAGTTACGATTTCACGGTGAGGCTGAATTGGAGATAGATGAGGGCTATGCAGAGTGCACCCTGTCATCAGACCTGAATTCACGTGAGGAAGTAATGAAAACTATCATTCATGAGATGGCTCATATCAATCAGATGGCACGTGGTGATCTTTCATGGGTCGATGGTAAATTGGAATGGAGAAACGAGTCTTACGATTGTGAATATGACGAGACACCTTGGGAAGTTGAGGCTATCGAATTGGAAGAATCGTTATTTGAGGAGTATGAATAATGACCCCGATGCGAGATAAAGTGATTTTGGTTGATTGTGACGGAGTGCTGATGGATTGGTACTACACATTCAATCAATTTATGACCGTAGAGAAGGGTCACAAGCGCGTTAGTGAAATTCCTGATATGTCCTTGCATTCAACCTATGATTGCTCTGTAGAGGCCTTATACGGCTATATACGGGAGTTTAATTGGTCAGAAGATATTGTTAAACTGCCGCCACATAAAAATGCTATGTACTACATCGACCTTCTACATCGCAAACATGGTTATGTGTTCCATATGATCACCTCTATGGTTCGTGATGACTGGGATGATGAGGTATACAACGATTTGGCCAGACGCGCCCGAATGAAAAATACGCGTAAACTGTTTGGTGAGACAGCGTTCGATAGATTTTTGTTCACTACGGACGGTGATAAAAAACCATTTCTGGTTGAGTATAGAGATACCGGATGCTTCTTCATCGACGATCATCCAGAACATGTAAAAGCGGCTAACGAGTTGGGTCTGGAGGGTCTTTTGATGTACCATGATTATAACGCTGCCGCCGGTAAAGAGGGGCATTTGACGATGCTATCTGACTGGAAACATATATATCGATATATTGCAAAAGAGGGGTAGCCGCCATGACCAATAATAATTTCTTCCAGATCATAAATTTGCGCACGGAGTATGAATGTATTTCTTCCCGTAGGGGATTCCCTGCGTGGGCAAAAGATGGGACACTTAGTAATATCGAAAAGTTCCTACGCACGCGACCACGCAACGCGGGTCAACGGCAGGCCTCAGAAATCGCCTTAAAAATGTTGGAGATGTCGAAATGAATTTGATATATCAAGTTGCGATTGGCCCAAAATCGGCGCTATACGAAAGGTGTATTTCCTCAGTTGCTAAATATTGCGAGAGGATAGGTGCGGATCATATCGTTCTGCGATCCCCAAAACTTCGTATTCGTCCGAATCCTCTGTTATCAAATAGATCGAAGGATTGTCAAAGCCGTGCAGTACCACTACCGATTTTTGAAAAGGAAAATGCATTTGACCATATTGAGGAATACGACAAAATTTGTATATTGGATTCTGATGTTCTCGTCCGTGATGATGCTCCTAGCATTTTTGGAGCTTTGGAAAACGGGTCTGCTTTCGGCGCTGTAGTCGAACGCGATATGCCTATCAATCAGGCGTACAGAGACAAAATCGTGAATTATTCACATATGCAGTACGGCCAATTGGATAGAATATTCGATCCCAATGAGCTTGGATTTGAGTTTATGAATATGGGGGTGATGGTGTTTGATTGTAAAAAATTGAAACCATATCTAAAAGGCCAATCGCCGCAACAATTTCTATCACGTCCAGAATTTCAGCCGTTTGTTGACGGCCAAGGTGCATGGAAATGGTCTACAGATCAAACGCTTTTGAACTGGTGGATTCGTAAAGAAAAAATGAATATCACTCGCATGGATTGGCGTTGGAATGGTCTGTATACGGCTAACACGCGTATTAATGAATGCCATTTCATCCATTTTTTTTTGAAAGATAAGCTTCCCAATCGCGGTGAGAATGTTGAGCAATTGATGAAGGATATTGGAGCATGAGATCAGTCAGGGAACATGTCAGGCGTCAGGTCAAGGATCAAGTCAAGGATCAAGAAGTCGAGTCTCAAGTCGTGGATCAAGTAGGGGACCAAGTCTGGCGTCATGTCTGGGATCATGTCGGGGGTCAAGTCTGGAGTCATGTCTGGCATCATTTTGGAGATCAAATCCGTGAAATCAGTTAAAAATCAAGTCGGAGATCAAATCTGGGAACAAGTCAACAGTCATGTCGAGGATCAAGTCGAGGATCAAGTCGGGCGTCAAGTTGATGGTTATATCTGGCGTCAAGTCGAGATTCAAGTCGAGATTCAAGTCTGGCGTCAAGTCAAGGGTCAAGTAAGAAAAATCGTTGGTAATTGGGAGAATTGAGATGTTAAAAATTGGCGTATTAGGATTAGGAGGGGTCGGTATTGTTGCTGCGAATTTGCTTCATGAATTGGGCTACGAAGTGGTCGGATTTGATGTTACGCAAGATCGAATATCCACCACAAAATTTGAGACATATTGCGTATCAGTAACACCGGAAGAGATCGGAAATGTCGGGGTGGATGCCGTCCTGTCATGTTTGCCCTACCATCTGAACATTCCCATTGTTGAATGGTGCGCTGAGACAGGCATCCACTATTTCGATTTAACCGAGGATGTGACCACCACAAATTTTGCACGAAAGGTTGCAACGGATAAATCAGCCATAGTCCCGCAATGTGGATTGGCACCGGGTTTGGTCGGCATTGTCGCTGCAAATATGATCAGGCAATACCCCGAAAATGAGTGGGAGAATTTGTCGGTTGAAATGTCGGTGGGCGCTCTGCCGCAGAATAGTACTACTAATTCCCTTGGCTACGCCGTGAACTGGTCTCCTCATGGTTTGATAAACGAATATCTCAATACGAGTTCGGAGATTTGTAATGGCGTGCACGTCACCACGTTGCCGTTGGGGGGGTATGAAACTCTATTTGCTCCAGATTGGCCAGACATGGAAATGTTCAACACA